AACATCCGAGAAGGTCAACTCCGACTGCGAGTACTCCCAGTAGAGGTCGAGGTAGACGACGGCCGTGTGGTTGTCTAGGGTGCGGGAGATGTAGGCCTGTTCAAACACCGACGACGCCTTGTGCCTGAACCTCAGGCCCCAGTTGGTGAGACCGTATAGGGCTACCAGGCGCAGGCATTCCTCCTTGAAGGCCGTGAAGTCGTCCTCGGTGGTCTTATACCGGCTCATTTTTTCCTCCTGTCCCTGAATGCCTCGTAGATAAGCATAAGCGATAGCGCGCAGATCCAGGCGATGACGAGGAGGTCCCGCATGCGTTCGGTGGTTGGTATCATCGCAGTCCAAGCGTAAACCCGCGGATCCCGTCTGCCTCCGCGTTGATTTCGGCGAGCTCCTCCCCGGTGAACACCCGCTCCTCCAGCAGCATCCGATCCACGTCCTCCTCGGAGGCGGCGGCCTCGGAGAGCCAAACCCTCATTTCCCTCCCTTCAGGACGATCCCCCGCTCCCTCATCAGCTCCTCCACGGCATAGAGCACCGTGTCACGGACAAGCCAGGCCGGGTAGTGCTCCGAGTCAAGGCCGGTGTAGTCGAGCCGGGTCTCGAGGTCGTTGGCGAAGCTGCGGAGCTCCCGCTCGACGGCGCTCCGGACCGGTCCTTTTTTCATCTGGGTCAGCTTCATTTTACCTCCTTATCGGGAACATACGAATCGTGGACCCGCAGTAGGGCGGCGAACACGTCCCGGAGGGCGAGCAGCTCTAGGTCTTCCGCCATGCCGTAGGCGATGCTTAGTTTCAACAGTAGGCCCAGGAGCTCCCGTTGGGTCTGTGAAAGGTCGTCCACCGCCCGCTTGGCCTCCGTCTCGAGGCGCCCCATCTCCTCCGGAGTCATACCATCTCCTCGTTGCCGTAGAAGCGCACCAGGCGCTGCCGGAGGCGCTCAACCTTGGTAAGCTCGAGACGGTGCGACATCAGGGCGTCGATCCAGACGAGGTAGAAGCTGCGCTTAGGGATGTAGGGGTAGGCCCGCAGGGCGGCGGACTGGATGGAGTCGATGTGCCCGTACCAGTCGTCCAGGTAGTTGATCCGGTCAGGCAGAAAAGGACAGGCGTCGATCTCACTTTCTAGCATTAGGGTGGTGTCTTTCATGGTGTCATTGATTACTTGTGATTTCTGATAATCTCCCGTATGGAGTGTTGGGCCTCGATGAAGTCCTTGGGGATGACGGCGGAAGCGGGGAGACGCAGCTTAAACTCGCGCTCCCGCTCCGCCTGCTCCTCGTAGCTGGGAAAGTAAAATGTGACTTGGATCCGGCCCTTTAAGTCCCCGGCGGCGGCGGACTCGACCTTGCCAGCATTTCTCAGCCACAAGTAGGCGGCTACGTTCTGGTCGGTGGTGGTGAAGTAGTCCCCGCTCATGCGCTCCCCTCGGCCTGGAGCCTCACTATTTCCTGCCGGGCGACGCCCATAAGTTCCAGGAGGAAGAACGCCTCCCGGTCGGTTGTAGCCTTCAAGTGCCTCTCCTCATAGGCTAGGAACGTCTCCTCGGCCTCTTTAAGCGTCCTCTTCTTCATGGTAGGTAGTTATGGGTTAGAAGGGGATGTCGTCGATGTTGATTTCCTCCTCTGGGGCCGGGACGGCCTTGACAGGGACGGGAGCTTCGGGTACGAACGGATCGCCTCCATCAAAGAGCGCCTCGAGGCTGAACCCTTCCTCCACGGCTCGGTCCCACAGTTCCTTAGCGGCGTCGGGTAGGGGCTTGGCCGGCTTGGGGATCACCCCGTACTCGGTATTCATTCCCTCACCCTGGCGGCTCACCACTAAGTCGTAGCCGGTGGGAGATCCCCAGTCGGGGTCAGCCGCCAGGTCCTTGATGGCGGACTGGATGGTGGCCTGCGTTATTTCTAGGACCTTGACCGCCTTGTCCTTATAGTCCAGGACCGGCATCGCCCAGAAGTGCTTCGGCGTCCTTGGAGTGCCATCGACATTCGTGTCGGCATTCTCAAGCTCCTCGCGGGTGAACGGTACGTCGAGCGGCTTCATGACCGGCTTCTTAGCGATCCACAGCTCGTTTCCGAGGATGGGTGAGGAGAGGATGCGGAACCGGTTTTCTCCGGGAAGGAACTTCATGTATCGGCCGCCGGTCTGGGGCACTTTATAGTTGGGGGGAAGGAACGATGCGCTCTGGGACTTATCGGCTGCTGTAGGCATGGCTTTGCATTATGCTTATGTGATGGGGGCGGGGGAACCCGCAGAGCGCTAGGGCCGCTATGGCTATGCACAGGGCTGCCAGGCGCGTCTTTCGTCGTGTCATGGTGTCATGGTTACTTGTTTAGATGCGCGTCCCCGCGCCTCCACGTACGGCCGCGGAGGCGGGGGGTCGGTCATCTAGTTGTTAGGGTTCGACAGGACCATCGTAGGACGGGGCGGCCGCGATGTCAAGTAACTTGGCCGCCTTGTTGTGCCTCGCCTCTACCATTTTAAGGGCGTGGAGCCTTTTGTCCTCCGGGGTCCGGCTTTTCTGCACGGCTACGCCGCCCCGGCGTCCGAGTTCCCTCATCAATTCGCGTTGTTCTGCGGTTAGTTTCATACCCTATGTATACCACACGAGCGGGCACTTGACAAGGCGGACAAGGAGGCCCATCATGGCCTTATGCGACACCCGTTATGGCTCAGGATCCTGATCTTTACCCTCGTCGATTTCCCGCCCCGGGACGCGAAGGGATGGGCGATCGTGGAGTATTGGTACCGGCTGCGGAAAGAGGGGAGGGTGGAGACTAGCTGATCGGTAAGGTGTCGCCACGGTCTGGAGATTAGACCCTTTCTGCCGTGGCGGCTCCTTACTAACCAGCTAAAAGCAAGAAAGGGTCTATGGAAAAACCATTACAGGGAAGCGATTTATTATACCAAGTGGCGGGAGGACTAGGAGTCGTACTAGGGTTTGCTCAGAACCCTACTCAAGAAAAAGTGATAAAGGAACTTATAGCCAAGCTCTCGGAGGCACTTAATAAGGTGGAAGAGTTAGAAGCCTGGGCCGACGAGGTATCACGATGAAGCGCCGCATGATCGCTACCGAGATCGTCTCGGAAGGCAGGTTTTTAAGAATGTCGCTCACCGCCCAGGCCCTCTACATGCACCTACTGGCCAACGCCGATGACGACGGGTGCGTTGACGCTTATACTATAACCAAAATCTGCGGGGCCAAGGAGGACGACCTAGTGCTCCTTAAGGAGCGGGAATACATCGTCATCCTAGACGAGAAGGAATGGATACTATGGATTTCCGGATGGCAGGACTTCAACTGGATCGACCCCCGGATCAAGGAGGACAGCAAGTACCTTCCCTTACTTCGGGCGAGAGTTGAAGGACTGGAAATAGTGGAAAGTAATAAGAAGGAGGCAAACAAGAGGCGCTACGCCAAACTAAAGTTAGAAAGGGCTTTAAAGAGGGAGAAGAAAAATGATCCACAGGATGATCACAGGATGATCTCCGGAGATCTACAAGATGATCTACGTGTGATCCACAGTGAGAACACAGGAAGATCCACCAATGATCCACGGCGTAGGTTAGTAAAGGGTAGTTTAGGTAAGGATAGTGATAACCCCCCTTACCCCCCTCCGGGCGGCAAGGGAGCGGGCGTTCCTGGAAAAGAGGGAAAGGGATCCCTTAAATACCTGGACGAAGCCGTGTGCCAGTGTATCGCAGATCAGTATGGGGTCTCCTTAAAGGTGGTCCTTGAGCGTAGAGAGGACCTGAGGATCTACTGTGCCTCGAAGGGAAGAGCCTACAAGGACTACTATGCCACCCTTCAAGGATGGGTTCGGGACGGTCTTAAGACCGGCCGGATCGCCAAGGTGAGTGCGTCCTTCGTGCCGCCCGACACCTCGGGAGCGCTGCCTCTTGAGGAAGTGAGGAAGCGCTCTGAGGAGATCCGCTCCAACCTTGCGGCGCGCATGGGAATGGGGGAGCGGTGAGGCTCTTGGTGAGCCGGGTGCTGACCGGCGAGATCCTTACCAAGGACCAGGCCGGAAAGCTTATCGGCGTCCACGGAAAGACGATCTGGCAGTGGATTGCTGACGGAACCCTGCCGGCGCTGCAGATCGGGCGCAGCTGGATTGTCGACCGCAGGGACGCCGAGGCCATCGCCGCAAGGTACCGGAATTGCGGCCCGAGTGGTAAGAAGTGCAGGAGAGTGGGGGAGAGTGGGGGATACTTGACAGGGACCAGCCCATCGGTAGATACTCTAGTTACCAACCAAGGTAACGATATCCCTTGAACGACCTTATCGCCGGTATCATCCCCGGATTCGTCATCGCCGCTATCCTGATTGCGGTGATGTCTATCGTGGCACCACGTCAGCTCATCGGCATGGAGGTGGGGATCCACCAGTCCGTGATTAAGTCGGCGGTGGTCCAGGACCAGGCAAGCCCGCTTCCGTTCTCCTCCCCGTCACCCTCCCCCTCGCCCACTTCGCTTCCGGGAGGATGACCAGGGACGCGTTCCACCTGTGGAAGAGCCGCAGGACCGCCGAGGACCACCTGAGTGAGCATATAAGCAACGCCATGGGGTCCAGGACATTCTTCATCCTCGGTACTCTCCTAGTCGCCTACTGGATGGGTACAGGACTTGGCGGAAGGGACGGATCACCCTATCAGTTCCTAGCAGTCGTCGGCACCTTATACGGCGTTTTCCAGAACACGGTGATAATCAGGACCCAGAGCCGGTTCGAGGATCAGATGCGAGCGGTGTCTGAGGTAAACCATCAGATCGCGCTCAAGCAGGAGGCGGACCTTGCCGCACTTGTCCGTCCTACTCCGTCCGAAGCAATCTACGGATAACCAGCAGCTAACCACCCGACCGATGACCAAGGCAAAGGCAGCCGTTACGCCGCCTCGAGTGAAGAGACCACCGAAGACGTTGAAGGAGAAGAAGTTCGTTAAGGCCTACATGAAGACAGGAAATGCCACAATGTCGGCTATGGAAGCTTATGATACTGATAATTATAATACCGCTGCTTCAATAGGTTCGGAAAACCTAAAGAAACTTGCGATGGATGAGGAATTCCGCAAAGCCGGCCTTTCGAACGAGGTTATAGCCCAGAACACCACTAAGATCGCCCTCACCGCGAAGAAGCGCGACCAGTACTCCGGCGAGATGTACGAGGACAATATGGCCCGCCTTAACGCCATGAAGTTCGCCGCCGACCTCATGGGCCTCGTCCGCCACGAAGCCGCCCCAACTGTCAACAACAACCTAGTCTTCCAAGTCACTCGGGATGCCTGAGGTCGTCAAGGTCAACTGCTTCGCACCGTCCCGACCCCACCCCAACCAGCTGAGGGTCCTAGAGGATCCCAGCCGCTTCAAGTTGCTGCGCGCCGGACGAAAGTGGCGCAAGTCGAGCCTCGGCTACTCGTGGCTCGCCGAGCAGGCGCTCATGGATACCCTGGGCCGTACCTACGCCTACATCCTCCCCTTCCAGGACCAGGCTCGCGATTCCATCTGGAACGACCACGCCCAGCGCCTGCTGCGCGAGCTTGACGCTAAGGGCGTTCCCTATTCCAAGAACGAGACGAGCATGGCGATCACCTTCCCCAGCCACGGCCGGCTCAAGCTTTACGGCTCCGACAATGAGAAGGCATTGCGCTCGGTATCCAACTGGGGCGCCATCGTGGTTGACGAGTTTGACGACTGCTCTGAGAGCTTGTGGGAGCTGACGCTGCGCCCTAACCTCATGGTCCACCGCGCCCCGGCCATCGTTATGGGTACGCCCAAGGGAAAGCGCAACATGTACCGGCTTGAGCAGGACGGCCGCTTCACCCCGTTCCACTACACCAGTTACGACAACCCAGATCTCGATCCGCTGGAGCTTGAGGAGATGGTCGAGGACTACCGAGCTCGCGGCGAGGACTACTTCCAGCAGGAGGTTATGGCCGAGTACCGCAAGCCGGTTGGTCTGGTCTACCGCGAATGGGATGAGATCACCCGCTTCGTGCCGGTTGCCTACGACCCGAGGCTGCCGCTGCACATCACCTTCGACTGGGGCATCAACGATCCCACCTCCGTCATCTGGATCCAGCCCTACGCCTCGGAGATCAGGGTGATAGACTACTATGAGGCCTCGGATGCTAATATCGAGCACTTCGTCTCGGTCATCAACTCCAAGCCCTACCGCCCGGCCGACTTCTACGCCGGAGATCCGGCTGGCAAGGCCAGGACGCTGACCACCGGTACCTCGGTCATCGATATCCTGGCCAAGAAGGGCATCCACGTCCGCACCAAGGACGGCGTCACCATACCCGAGCAGATCCGCTCCGCCCACGGCTACATGCCGCGGCTCTTCGTCGACTCGGACCGGGCCTCTCGCTTCCGCGACTGCCTGCTCAACTACCGCTACCCGGCCAAGCGCGACACGGCGGTCAACCAAGAGAACGAGACGCCCATACACGACCAGTACAGCCACGCTATGCGGGCGTTCGAGTATTGGTGCGTCAACGCCGGCGAACGGGCCGTGCAGCGCACTGTGACGGTCCGTAGGGTCAATCGCTACGACCGTATCACCGGGAGGATGCTGTCATGATCCCCGTTACTCCCCCACTCCCACCACCGCCAGGATGCGTCGTATGCGGCGCTCCGCTCCCCAACCGCATGCGCACCGTCTGCTCCCGGGTCTGCTACGGCGAACTGCACTATCGACGAATGGTAAAGCAAACGGTGCGAATACGGATCAGCTACTCCCAGACCTTCACCGACACGCCGGCCGAGGCCTGACCCTTGCGCTTCCCCCAGATCTCCGATATGTACTAGTAAGACTCATAAAGCATCACTATCATGGCACTAGATCCGGAACCAAAGGACGACGGCGGCACCGCCGCCAACAACGACAGGTCGATGGCCATGTGGCAGAAGCGCAAGCGGGCGTCCGCTGCCGCCCAGCAGGGTCTCTTCGACTCGTTCCAGCGCTGGTACGACAACTTCTACGCCGTCTTCCAGGAGGACATTGCCCCGTGGCGCAGCAAGGTCATGGACCCGAAGCTCGCCTCCAAGGCGCTGGCCGTGTTGGCCAAGGTGGCGCTCACCGATCCGGAGCCGCACCTGCTGCCAGATTCCCGCTACGACTTCATGAAGGCCCGCAACAACGAGGAGCTGCTGCAGTGGCAGATGCGCAACCCTGAGTTCGACAACCCCCTGTTCTTCTCCCGCTACTCCGCCCTCTGCGACGCTGCCGTAACCGGTACCGGCATCGCCCTGCTACCTTGGACATCCAAGGAGAAGACGATCTACCGCCGCAAGCGCGACAAGGACGGCCTTATCTCCATGACCGAGGAGGAGATGATTAAGAAGGACATCGGCTACAACGACTTCGTGCCGTGGTCTATCTTCCGCGTCTTCGTGGAACCGGGCGCGACCTCCCTGCACGGCGCTCGCTACGTCATCCTCCAGGACTTCAAGACCGTCGAGGAGATCGAGGAGATGTCTGAACGCATCGGTCCCTTCGACTCCGCCGGCATGGACGTCCTGGACGAGCTTGAGGATAACGAGGACGGCAACCAGACCAACATCACCCAGATCTACGAGCAGTCCCGCAACCGCCTTCTCAAGTACCTGACCGGCCAGACCTCCACCGGCATCCGCCAGATCGAGCTGTGGACCTGCTACGACCGCCAGGAGAATACCTTCACCTACCTGGCCAACAAGGGCGAGATCTGGCTCTTCGAGCACAAGAACTACTACTGGCACGGCAAGTTCCCCGGCGTCCCGTTCTACATCAAGCCGCGCGCCCTGTCATTCTGGGGCGACGGACTGTTCGAGCGTACCGAGCGCCTCGCCTCGGCCAACGACTCCATCATCAACCACTTCCTCGACCAGCTCGACATCTCGCTTAACGGGGTGATGATGCGCGACATTAACACCGACATCGTGGTGCAGGACATGCGTCCCGGTGGCGAAATCGCCTACGACGGTATCAAGCCGGAGATGGTGGAGGTGCCCCAGCCGGACGCCCAGAGCTTCAGCCTGGCCCGGCAGGTCTTTTCCGAGGCTATCGACGAGAACACCATCACCGGCTACGAGAGCGGCCAGTCAAGCGACAGCACCGACAAGACGGCAGGCACCGCGCGCGGCGTTGTCGCCATCCAATCCGCCGGATCCGATATCCTCGCCTTCTTTCAGAAGACCTACGGCGAGAGCTGCAAGCAGTGGTTCTCCATGTGGCTCTCCAACAACCAGCAGTTCCTCGACTACGACGTGGCCGTGCGGGTGCTGGGCGAGAACGGCAAGAGCTTCCCGAAGATGCTGACCCCCGAGGACATCGTCACCCAGGGCACGCTCAACGTCGACGTGGAGGAGGACGCCCTGCGCCCCCGGACCAAGCTTGCCAAGCAGCAGGCAACAGTCGCCTACGTTCAGGAGATGATGAACATGGCCACCGTCGCCATGCAGGTCCAGCAGCCGATAAAGGTCAACTGGTACGAACTATCGTCAATGTACGGCGAGGCGATGGAGGTCCAGAATCACGAGCGCATCGTCGAGCCGGAGCTGTCCAGCAACGACGATCCGGAGACTGAGAACGACCTGATGCTGCAGGGCGAGAAACTCACCCCCCACCCCGCCGAGGATCACCTCACCCACATCCGGGTCCACAAGGACATGCTTGACGACGAGCGGGTAGACGAGGAGCTGCGCAAGAACGTGCTGGCCCACGTCGCCATCCACATCGCCATGTATAAGCAGGCGATGGCCGCCGCCCAGGCGCAGAAGGATGCCCAGGACCAAGCCGACCACGCCCAGCTGGATGCCGCCCAGGCCCATGTCTCCAACCTCGTCGGACAGCCCATGCCGCAACCCGGCGAGCTTCCCCTTCCTCCCCAACAGAACCAACCACTAATGCCGCCACCAAATGCAGCTCCTCTATCGCCTCAACCCATCGCGCCTCCTGAGCCGCCGGTCGCCCCAGACCAAGGACCAGTACCTGGAGCACTTCCGCAGTGAGTCGGAAGCCGGACGCTCCAAGGAACGCGTCACCCTCGAGCAAGGGTATAAGCTCGCCGTCGCCCACTTCGAGGACCGCTTCAATGCCGAGATCCGCCAAGGCTCCTACCAGGCCGAATACTTCAAGGGAGTCGAGGACGTGTTCCGCTGGCTCGAGGCCGGGCGCGAGCAGGCCGAACGCGCCGAGGAGTCGCTGAAAAAGTACGCCGACCAGCCGTGAGCGGCCTTACCCCTGAGCTACTGGACCGTCTGAGAGCCGACTATCCCGACTCGGAGTTCATCAGTCTTGACAATTTCCCTCCGACTGATATGGGTAAGTGTAAGCACGCATACAGACAGGACGGGGAGGAGAACGGTCTCACCCACTGGATTTGCGCCGCCTGCGGTCTGGGAACCTACCGGTTTCCCGGCACCGACGGACCCGGGACCCATGAACCCCGACCTGACAACCTACCCAGCTAACCGTCCCCGATCGACACAGAAGTCGTTAACATGTGCGGGACACCAGGAGCTATATGCCTGAAGAAGTCGTAAACACCGAGGCCGAGCCGGTCTTAGATACCGCCGCCGCCGAGGAATCCGCCCAGACTGGCGGAGAAGAGACAGACGTAGTCGCAGCCGAGCCGTCCGCCAAGACCGTTCCCTACGAACGGTTCCAGGAGGTCAACGAGAAGGCCAAGCGCTACGAGGAGTACCTGAGGAGCATCCAGAACCAGAACACCCCCAACCCTACTCCGGACGAGTCCGGCAACGTGGACATCAACCAGTGGGCCGCCGCCATCAAGCAGCAGACCAAGGCTGAGATCCAGGCCCAGATGGCCGAGGAACGGGAATGGGATCGTGCTACCAGGGAATATCCTCAGCTAGAGACGGATCCGTCCATCGCCCGGGCCATCCGCGGCATGCGGAACCAGGCGCTCATCGAGGGAGAGCTTATAAGCTACCGGGACGCCGCCCAGTCCCTACTCGGAAAGGCCCAGAAGCAGGCAGCAACCGCTCGCGAGGAAGGCCGCAAGGAGGCCAGGGAGTCGGTCACCGTCCAGCAGCGCGCCGGCATCGCCCCACCTTCCTCAAAGGAGGACAGGGGAAGCGAGAAGGACGAGATCGTCAAGCGGATGAACTCCGGCAACCACCGGATCGCCGAGAAGGCGAGAGAAGAGTATCTATCCAAGCATTACAGCCGCTAGGCCTTACGGGCCCTGCCGGCTATAACCTAACAACCGACAATGGCCAACGCAACGCAAGGCTTCCAGAATGATAACCGCGCCCAGCTCGGCGCGACCAGAGAATCGCTCTGGGATATAATCACCAGTATCCGCAAAGACGAGACCTACGTCACCTCGACCTCAGGCTCCGTCAAGGTAGGCGACCAGGTCCACATGTGGGCAACCCAGGCGATCCGCACCATCGGCGACCGCTCGCAGGCCCAGGGAGCCGACCCGACCTTCGACAACGTCGTCACGGCGCGCTCGACCAACTTCACCCAGATCATCTCGGTAGCTTACGAGCTCACCGGCACCCGTATCGCCTCCAATGCCGTCGGCGGTGATCCTTGGGCCCGTGAGCGTAACAACGCCATGAGCGACTGGAAGGACTTCGCCGAGTACGCCCTGGTCCGCGGTTCCCTCGTTTCCGGCAACAACTCCAGCTCGGCCAAGCTCAAGGGAATGAAGGGATGGGCCTCGACCAACCTCACCGCCCAGTCCGGCATCAGTTTCTCGGAAGCCATCTTCAACGCCTACATGGGCAACGCCTGGAGCTCCGGCATCAACCCCGACACCGTCCTGGTCGGTAAGAGCGGCAAGCAGCGCATCTCCGGCTTCACCGCCGGCGTTACCAAGACGGTACCGGCCGAGGAGTACGAGATCTACGGACGGGTCGACGTCTACGACGGAGACTTCGGGCGCCAGATCATCAACAAGCACCGCTTCGTAACCGACACCACCGTCGACACCAACTTCGACTTCCTGTCCTACGAATCCAAGTACGTCCAGATAGGCTTCCTACGGGAACCCCACTTCGATGAGGTGGCGAAGACCGGCGACGCCGAGCGCGAGCAGGTCATCGGCGAGCTGACCCTCCAGGTCGACTCCGAGAAGGCCGTTGTGCTGGGACAGTACCACCTTTAGGAACACCCGGCAAAGAAACCGAAGGGCGACCGTTGCAAGACGGCGCCCTTTCGGCGTATTATGGCGGCATATGGGAACCACCGCCACCAGAACCGACTGGCTCGACACCTGCGAGCAGATCATCCACGCCTTTATGGTTGAGTTCCCGACCGAGTGGAACTATTTCATCCGGTCTATGAAGGACCTGCGGACTACCCGGGCCGATGCCGAGTTCGGCACGACCAGCGAGACGAGGGCCTGGCACGGCGACCGGGGATCTACCCGCTGGGCCGCCTCCTTTCCTACCTCGGCCACCGGCGACAGTCTATTCGACACCCTTCGCCACTTCTATCCGGAGCTCCTAAGCTCCGACCGCAAGTGGCGGGCCTTCCTGAGGCGCTTTCCTTACTTCCGGATGGCCGAGAAACAATAACTAACGTTGGCTGGGACCCCCGCCTGCCCCAACGTCGGGCGGGGTTCCCTGAGAAAGGACCATAATGGACGAGCTGCAGTGCCCGAAGATAGCCCTGGCGATGATCGTGAAGGATGACTCGGAGCTTGAGGACCTGCACCGTTGCCTCAACTCGGTAGTCGGCCGCGCCGACCACGTCTTCCTGACCGTTACGGGAACCGAGACTGGAAAGATAGAGGGACTCGCCTCCCCTACCGTCACTGTCGACCGCTTCCCCTGGATTTCCGACTTTTCCGCCGCCCGTAACCACAACTGGTCCCAGGTTCCGATCGAGTTCGACTTCATCCTGTGGCTGGACGCCGACGACGTGCTTACCGGAAAGGGAGACCTGCACGCGCTTGCCGGATCCGGTCCGGACTGGTTCCACTTCCGTTATGACTACGCCCAGGACGAGAACGGGAGGCCCGTCTCAACCCACTGGAAGCCACGACTTATCCGAAACGACGGGAAAAGTCGCTGGGAGAAGCCGGTGCACGAGAACTTGGTCCACGACGGTCCCTACACCGAGGAGATGTCCGACCTATTTACGGTCCGCCACGACTGGAAGCCGGAAAACCACTACGCCAAGGAGCGCCGTAACAACATCATCCTCCTCAAGGAGTACGAAAGGGACGGAAAGGACACCGACCCGAGGACCCTGCACTATCTAGGCAAGAGCTTCCTGGGACTGGGATGCGCTCCTGAGACCCCGGAAGACGCCCGGAGGGAGTGCCTGGACAACGCCCTTTACTTCTTTACCGAGCACACCCGCACGTCGGGATGGGATGAGGAGACCTATTTCTCCTACGTCGGATCCGGTCGGGCGCTTGTCCTCCTCGACAGGGCCCAGGACGCCGAGAACGCCTTCGCCAAGGCGGTCCTCACCGTCCCCCAGTGGGCCGACGCCTACTGGTACCTCTGCAAGCTGGCCTTTACCCGGGACGAGTTCGCCAAGGCGATCGAGTTCGGCGAGACAGCACTTACTAAACAGGTGCCCAAAACCGTCCTTTCGATTGACTCAACCCTCTACGACTTCGACGGCCCGTCCTTCCTAGCTCTCGCCTACCTCTCCCAGACGCGCACCCGCGAGGCGCTGGCACTTGCCACAGCTATCGATACCGGCACGGAGCGATCCAAGGAGCTGCTGGACATTGTCAGCAAGGGAAACGACCACGAGAAGATGGTGCGGGCCTTCCTGGACGCCCTGGACCTTACAGGACGGCTCTCCCCGCAGGACGCCGGGACACTCGCCACGGCCATCCCCGACTACGCCCTGGCCGATGAACGGCTTCAGGAGGCCGTGTTCCCCTACCTTACCCGTAAGAACTGGCCCGCGGCGAGCATGACGATCTACTGCGGACCCGGATCCGGAACGTGGGGACCGTGGTCGGCCGAGGACGGCCTGGGAGGCTCCGAGGAGGCGGTTGTCTGCCTTTCCCGCGAGATGGCCCGCCTCGGCTTCAAGGTTACCGTCTACAACGACTGCGGCGACCTCAAGGGAACCTATGACGGCGTCGACTACCTTCCCTACTGGCGCTTCAACCCGCAGGACGGCTTCGACTGGCTGGTGCTCTGGCGCAACCCGGGCGCCGCCCTATCGGTCCCGGGAGCTAGGAAGGTCTGGATCTGGAACCACGACGCCATCACCGACGAGGCCTTCCCGGAAGGATCGGTAGAGCGCGCCGAACGAGTCGTGTTTCTTTCGAGGTGGGCCCGCTCCCTCTGCCCCAAGGTACCGGACGCCAAGGTGTTCATATCCAACAACGGCATTCTTCCGGAACAGTTCGAGAACCTGCCGCCCAAGGATGATCACACTCTCGTCTACGCCTCCAGTTACGACAGGGGCCTGGAGTGCTTGCTGCGGGACGTCATGCCGAGGATCCTCACACTCGATCCTGAGGCTGTCCTGCATGTCGCTTATGGATGGGACACCTTCCTGCGCTTCTACGGCAACGACCCCAAGCGAATGACCTGGAAGAGGGAGATGGACCATCTGCTCTCTCGGCCATACATCGTCCACCACGGGAGGTTGGGACATCTGGAGCTGGCCCAGCTCTTTGGGCGTTGCAGGGTCTGGGCCTACCCGACCGAGTTCGGCGAGACCAACTGCATTACCCTGCAGAAGGCCCAGGCCGCCGGCTGCTGGCCCGTGGTGACGAAGGTCGGGGCTATTCCGGAGCGCCTCCTCTTCGGGAACGGGATTGACGCCCAGGACATCTACGACCACCCGGATACCCAGGACGAGTTCGCCCGGACGGCCGCCGCGGCGCTCCTTCACCCCGCACTGACCATGACTCAGTCTCGTGCGGCCCGGTCCGTTTTTTCCTGGACCGAAACGGCACGGACCTGGAAGGAGGCGTATGCGTCTTAGTCCCTCCCAGTGGGCCGACCACGTCTCCTTCTCCAAGTCTCCCGACAGCTGGATCCAGCCGTTTCTGGACGAGATACCCGCCGCCGAGTCCATCCTTGAGCTGGGATCGGCGGGAGGGGGCATCACCTACCCCCTCGTCGAGGCCGGACGTGACGTGACGGCCCTAGACTTCGTCCCCTCACTCGTTGAGCGCTTAAAGGAACGCCTGGGCGATGACGGGGCCTACCTGCACGACGTGGAGACTCCCCTGCCCTTTGCCGACGGGTCCTTCGATTGGGTGATCTCCTCGGGCCTGCTGGAGCACTACAGTGACGCCATGATGGTGCAGATCCTCAAGGAGTGCGCCCGGGTAGCCCGCAAGGGCGTCATCTCCGAGATCCCCAATGCCTCCTGTAGCAAGTACGTCGCCTGGAAGCGTGACCTGGAGCTTCGGGGCGCGTGGGAGTACGGCGACGAGACGCCCAGGGGCAGCCTCATTTCCCAGTATAGGAAGGCTTCCCTCACGGTATCCAGGGAATACTCTGTCGACAAGAAATCCTTCGACTCGCCGGAAGGCTACCTATTAGTAACAGTGGGGACTAAGTGAGCGCCTTTTCCGCCGTCATACTGAACTGGGAGGAGATCGACGTGGTCAGGGAGTCGGTCGAGCGGCTTGTGGCCGAGCCCGACACTGAGGTGATAGTGGTTGACAACGGCTCCAAGGACGGATCCCGGTCGGCGCTGACCCTGACCGGTGTCAGATGCCTGTTGCTCGAGGAGAACTTCGGCCAGTCTACCGCCCGCAACATGGGCATTGCCTGCACCCGCTCCCCCTACGTCTTCCTGCTCGACGGCGACATCCTTTACGTCCCCGGCAGCCTCGAGACCTTCCGCTCGGTCCTCGTCCGCCACAAGGAGTTGGGCTGCGTCGGGGTGCACGGGGCGGAGGCCAACTGCGACAGCCGCCAGGAGGCCTCGCAGTCCTTCGAGGAGTGGACGGACCTGCGTACTGACTTCCCCATGGCCTGGACCCAGTACGGCCTCTTCCGGCGCTCCGTCTTCAGCCAATGCGGCTTCGACGAGACTGGCTACTTCGGCCTACCGGGCCACGGCCACGAGGACGACGATCTGTACCGGCAGATGAGGAAGGCCGGCTACCAGTCCGGCTACGTCGGAGGGCTCAGATACTACCATGAGAAGTCCACCGGCATCGCCAACCTCAACAAGTACCATCTCCCGCCCAACCAGCGGGAGCGCGAGGCCCAGTTCCGGGAGAAATGGTCATAGCACTCGACTATCACGGAGTGGTGACCCTGGGCGAGGCAGCCCTGGGAAAGTTATGTCGGATGGCAAAGGGAAATGGCCACCGGGTTGTCCTCGTTTCCGCTTACCTAACCGACTCTGGTCTGGACGCCCGCTACCGCTTCTGCTGCCGGTATGGCGTTGAGAATAGGTCCTTCCTAACCCCTTCCTTCGACGACTATGATGAGACCGCATCCCGAAAGTCGGCCCTATTGCGCGAAGTGGAGGCTGAAGCCTTTCTTGACGACTCGGTCGAGGTCCTGCTACGCCTGGATGCTCCCGAGGGCTGCCGAGTGTTCCATGTTTCCCGATTTAACGAGGCAAGAAGGTGCCTCACGTCACTCGCCCGTACTCCGTGCGTCTAAGTGTGCTCGTCAACGAGGTAAGGCCTTCCTGGTCCCCTTGGGACCCGTTCCTGCGGGGAACCGAGGAGTTCGTGCGCGAGACGGCAAGCCAGGCCGCCGCCATGGGCCATAAGGTAACCGTCTACGCCTCGCTTTCCAGGAACGGCACCTGCGGGGGGGCGACCTATCTTCCTCGCGGCGCCTTCCGCCCCGGCGACACCACCGTCCTGGTCAAGGAACTGAATCCTATCGCCTCCTCGCCCCTGCCGGGACGCACTATCTACTGGACCAACGAGACCGACGCCGCCTCGAGGCTTACGCCCGACATCCTCGGCCGTCTGGACAAGGTAGTGGCGATCTCTAGGTGGCAGCGCGAGCACCTACTTGCCGGCATACCGGACGTGCAGGTGGTGCCCCACGGCATCTACCCGGAGCGCTACCGGGGAGGCACTAAGGAGCCGGGACTATGCCTCTACGCCTCCTCGCCCGACCGCGGCCTTGACTTATTGCGCGAGTGTTGGCCGGCCATCCAGGAAAAGGCACCCCATGCGCGCCTTGCCACCACTTACGGAGGTTTTTCCGAGGAGGAGATGGACGACCTATACCGCCGCGCCGATCTCTGGTTGCATCCCTGTACTGGCGTTGAGCTGTACTGTATCGCCGGGCGCAAGGCCCAGGCCGCCGGCTGCATCCCGGTCTACTTCCCCCGCATGGCCCTGTCCGAGACGGTGGAGGCGGGCCTTTCCTCTTGTCCGGCCGACTTCGTCGCCGACACGGTGCGGGCCCTTACGGACGAGGTTCTAAGAAGTGAGGTCAGGGAGCGTCTTTCAAAGGTACAGTTTACCACCCATGCCGAGACTGTTGCCCAGCTCCTCAGTTAATGATATGGGTAGGGTACTAATACTTCCCCCATGATCTCACTGCAGACCGTAACCAAAAACAAGTCATGAGCGAGGAGATCGTCAAGTCCGTCCTCCCCGTCCTCGAGGAGACTCCTCGGGACGACGCCCCGCAGTCCCCCGCCCCGTCAGACTCCATGCTCCTGCCGGCCGAGTCCATCGCCGACCTCTTCGGCATGAAGGGATCGCTCACCTCGAAGCAGGTCCAGTGGTTAAACGAGGTGTCCGAGTGGGCCAAGGACCAGGCGAAGGACCCGGAAGACCTCAAGTGGGCCATCGTGCAAAAGAAGAACAGCCTAGGCGCCCCCCACCTCGGCACCACCCAGCTCGAGCACTTCATGCAGTGGCTCAAGGCCTTCAAGGGTGTGCAGCGGGCCAATAACGCCCTACGGGCGGCGGAGGGACTGTAATGGCCGACCTGCAGGGTAATATACCCGCTTCCGAGGCCGAACACCGCGAGCACCAGTCCCCGCTCTTTGCCAAGCGCGTCACCGACGTCGGATCCGACGTACAGAAGCGCATCGACTACGGATCCGGCACCAATCCCCTCTATGTCGGCTACGGTGCCAAGGGTCTCGCCTCATCGGTCACCGGCTGGCTAATCAGTGCCATCACCTACGACGCTAACTCCAACCCGACCCTGATCCAGTCCGCCGTGGGCATCTGGGACAATAGGGATAGTCTAGCTTACTCCTGATGGCTGTCGAGTTCGATGTACTACTAGGGAAGTTGAGGGTTAAGGATATTATACCTGAGCTTGAGGCAGATCCTACCACGCCCTCTCCACAAGCAGCCTGGGTACTACGGACAGGCGGAGCAACGGTCGGCGAAGCAATCGGGCTACTACTCTCCCTGACATATGGAGCCGAAATAGCCGGAAGCTATACGTTCAAATACCGTACCAAGGAAGGAACTACCGTCACCTCAGCCCTAACCTAACAGCATGGCAGTCAACGTCACTATAACCCCAGGATCAGGAGCGACCGTCGGAACTGACGAGGTCGTTGACGCTACCCTTGGCACCGTAAAGGTCCAGTACGTCAAGATCATGGACGGTACCCTTGCAGGGACCTCTAAGGCCACAGTAGGGGCGAACGGCCTAAAGACAGACGGATCTGGCGTTACTCAGCCTGTTTCTGCAGCTGCTCTCCCCCTACCCACAGGAGCTGCAACCGCCGCCAAGCAGCCAGCTTTAGGCGTCGCTGGTACACCTTCCGCAGACGTTATATCGGTTCAAGGTGTAACTTCGATGACCGCTCTCAAGGTAGACGGCTCCGGCGTCACCCAGCCGGTATCGGGAACGGTTACGACCAACCCCGTTATGGCCGCCAACACGACCGGCGGAACGTCAACCTTCTTCGCGTCCGCCCAGCTCGCTACCGTCACCGCCGTAAAGACGACAGCCGGTAACCTGTACGGATTTACCCTTCAGAACCCAAATGCCGCTGCCGCCTACCTCCAACTTTTCGACTTGGCCGTTGCAGGGGTGACACTTGGTACTACTGCCCCCAAACTCTCCTACTGGATTCCGGGGAACGGGGCCTATGACTTCGCCTTTACGGATGAGACCAAGGTGAGCTTCGCCGCCGCCATTACCTTAGCAGTGACGACGACCGCCACTGGTCTTACCGCCCCAGCTTTGGGAGTACTTACTAACCTACTCTTCAAATAATGGGCGCAATCATACCCAACGCCGCTGGACTTCAGGACGCGACCGGAGCGGTCAACGTCTCTCAAGCGGTCGCACCTACGATCGGACAGGTTCTGACTGCCACTTCAGCTACCGCCGCCGACTGGCAGACTCCCGCCGCAGGCGGAGGCACTGGAACTCCCGGTGGTACTTCCGGACAGCTACAATATAACGCTGCCGGAGCCTTTGGGGGCGTAGGCCAGTCCAGTGTCGACAATACCAAGTTCTTCCTGGGGTTGCAGGTAGCAACGCCCTTACACCGCTTGCATGTCTTGGGAAACTTACAGCTTGACCAAGTTACTGCCGCTGGTAACGCCACCTATACGCCAAATGTCGACTCTACGGCAGGCCAGCTTGGTGCGGGAT